AACTTTCTCTCCTAAGAGATTGGCTGCTTACATCCAAGTTTCTAACCAGTTGATGCTGCAATCTAGCAACTCAATTGACGGTTACGTGCGTAACTGGTTGTTGAATGCAATGGCTCAATCTTTGGAAGCTGCTGCAATCAAAGGAGGCGGATCTAACGAGCCAACAGGTATAATCGCAAACGCTAACGTAAACGTAGTTTACGCAGGTGGCGCAACTTCAAACGCAACCAACGCAAACGGAATCGCTCCAGTTTGGGCTGACGTTGTTAATTTGATGAAAGCCGTAGAAAATAGCAACGCTATGGGATACGCTTATTTGACTAACCCATTGGTAAAAGGGGCTTTGCAAAGCATCCCACGCCAAGCTTCAGGCGTTGAAGGTAATTTTATTTGGCCTTCAGGCGGTACTGAGTTGAACGGCTACCAAGTGGCTACCACAACCCTCGTACCTTCTAACTTGAGCAAAGGATCTAGCAGCTCATTGTCTGCTATGATTTACGGAGCCTTCAATATGATGGCCGTTGCGAACTGGGGCGGAATGGAGTTAGTGGTAGACCCATTTAGTGGAGCAACCGCTGGCTTAACAAATGTCATCCTTAACTCTTATATGGATGTGAATTTGTTGCAACCTAAAGCTTTTGCTGTCTGCAAAGACATCGTAGCTTAATAGCCTGCCCGCTCGGGGGCGTAAAAGTTCCGAGTGCTGAGGGTGGCCTTGACTGCGCCGCCCTCGGGCGATTATGAAAGTGAAATTTACTGCAAACCCAACAGGACGCTTTAACCTAAGTTACAACGTAGGCGAAGAGGTGATAATTGAAACTAAGCAAGCGATGCTTTTAATTGAGGCAGGCGTTGCGGTTGAGATTCCAGCGCTTACTAGTAGCAAGCCAAGCAAAAAAGGCAAGACAGTAAACCCAGAGACCGAACTCGACGCGGAATAAAATGTTTAAGGCTAGACAATACACGGCTTTTGCAAATGCAGCAACCGACTATATTAGTGTAGCGGATGCAAAGCAGCACCTTCGCGTAACTACTAGCGCAGACGATACCTATATTTCTGGCCTTATCTCTATGGCTTTAGAGGCCTGTGCTGGTTATTTGGGTTATTCGGTGCGTAAGGCAACGGCTCGCTATGGATTTGACTATTATACAGGCTTTCCTGCGCTTATTAATCCAATAAACGGGCTGAGTATACCCTCAGGCAATTATCTGCGCGTGAATAGCCGCGTATTGGCTGTAAATAATGTTTACTACGTTGACGATAATAACACGATCCAAACCTTCGCCGCTGCCGATTGGATAGTTTCACCTGACCCAATGAGCAACTTTACAAAAAATATCTTTATGAATGACGCGCCCACAAGCGTAACGGATGACGTAATAAAGTACATTGTTGAAGTAAGCGAGGGATTTAATCCAGTGGGCACGGCTAACGTTGCGCCAGATACTATTTTCCCTGCTGCAGTTAAGCACGCGGCGCTTTTATTGATTGGGCAGTACTACGATAATCGTATGGCTATCACTGTGGGCGTAAACAACACTCCGCTAAATTTTGGGTTTCACTATCTTTTGGACTCTTACAAAATTCCTGTAATTATATGAACGCAGGGCTAATGGATGAGCCTGTAAGTATTCAGCGCTACACCGAAACGACAGACACCAACACAGGCGAGAAACTCCAAACTTGGGCGGAGATTGCTGCACCGTGGGCGCGTGTTGTTGAATTGGAAACAGGTAGCGAAGAGGTAAACGCCGACCGCCGCGAAAATAAGCAAACCGTCAATTTCACAATCAGATACGACAGCAATATAAAAGTATCGGATCGGGTTGTTTGGAACTCTAACAAATACAACATTATTGCAATTGCTGACCTAGAACGACGGATGTATATTAAATTGCATACGGAAATCAGCTACAAAAATGACTAACTTTAACACCCAGTTACAGCAAGCAATCAGCGGAATAAAGTCGCTGGGTTTGCCTACGCAGGTAGTTGGGGGAGTCATTGAAAAAAATAGCAAAGAGTTTATAAGTTTAGCGCAAAACAACGTGCAAGACGATACGGGTAATTTATCCCGCTCTATCGGTTTTATCGACAAAAATCCGCGCTTTAGATTTGCTGCTGTGCGCTTAATTGGTGCCAGAGTTTACGGAGGTTATAAAGGATATCACGCCTATATTTACGAGCACGGGACACAAAAGCGAGAATACAACGGCGCAAATCGTGGTAAAATGCCTGCACACAATCAAATGAGCAGGGCGTTTAATTCTTATAAAGATACATTTATTGCCAATACTGAGCGGGATCTAGTGCGTATAATCGCAGACAAAGCTCACAAGGCAGGCTTCACAGTGAAATAAAAAAAAATATATAAAATGGCAACTGCAAACGTAGTAAACGGAACACTTATCGCAATTTACAAAGATGTAAGCGGTACTTTAACAAAAATCGCAAACGCGACCTCTAACGACTTCGACGTAACTAAGGATATGATCGACGTAACAAACAAAGACAGCGCAGGCTGGAAGGAGTTTATTGTAGGAGAGGGCGGCTGGACTATGAATATAGACGGTATGTTTGAAGAGGACGGCGGCGTTTCTCAAATCTCTTGGAAGGATATTTACACAGACCTCGCAGCTGGAACTTCTATCACTGCTGTAATGACTTCAAATGTCAGCGGCGATATCAAATTAAGCGGCTCGGCTTTCTTTTCTAACTTGACTTTAAGCGCACCAAACAACGACGTAACTACTTTCACAGCGTCTTTGCAAGGTACTGGCGCTTTGACTGTTAGCACTGTAACCCCATAATATGCAGCAAATCAAAATAGGGGGTGCTAGCCATCCCCTTTATTTTTCGATGTTGGCAATTGAGCAAGTTTTTTCTGACTTGCAGGTTGACGATTTTGCAAAGTTGGGCAAAGTTATGAGCACCAAAACCGCCAGTAACTCCTTAAAATTTGGCAGGGCTTGTGCTTTTGCTGGCATACAGGGGGGATATCGCAAAATTGGCGAAAAGTGCCCCTTTGCAAATATTGACGATCTGGCCGATGAGGTAAAAGCTTTTAACGAGTTGGAGCCTGCAATCATTGGATTTACTAAAGCGGTAGAGGAATTTTTCAAGCCTGCCGATGACGTGGCCCCAGTGCAGGGAAAGTAACAGGCGGAAAGGCCGAGCCGTTGACCTTTGACCGCCTTAAGCAAATAGGTTACGGCGAGATGCTGATGCTAGAGGCAGATTTTGCTAATTGCTCACCTTTTTACTTTCGCCTGAGATTGCACGGGATGCGGAAAGCGCAAACCCAACAATATCAAAACCAGTGGGAAGTAAGCCGATGGATTGCCGCCACTATTATCGCGCCACACTTAAAGAAACCAATCGCGCCGCAAAAGCTTATGCGCTTCCCGTGGGAACAGCAAGCCGAAAGCGTGCAGGAACAAATTGAAAAGTATAAGCACATTTTTAACAAACTAACCCCACCCCCTCAAGCGTGAAAGCCGTTAAAGCCCTTTATAATATCCTCAGCAGCAACTCAGCACTTACTGCAGTTGTAGGCTCTCGAATTAATCCGCTAAGGATTCCAGAAACTAGCGCCTTGCCTGCTATCGCTTACCAAGTTGTAAGCAATCGGGGCAATATGACAAAGAGCGGGCCAAGCCATTCGGACTTTACGAGGGTGCAGGTTATGATCGTGGCCACCACCTACGCCTCAGCGATTGCTGTGGGTGATTTGGTGCGCAATGCTATGGAGGTAACAACCCCCGCCACTTTTAACGGGGTGCCCGTGCAAGTTATTGAATACGAGGGCGAGGTGCACCTTGCAGACGATAACGCAGGATTTGCAGGGGTGTCAACTATTGGAATGGACTTTATAATTAACTACACAAGATAATGGCAGCGCACAGTAGTATAAACATTGCGCTCGGTGCAGACGTATCGGGTTTAAATAAAAATATCGCCAACGCCGCGCAGACGGTGGAAAAAGGCGCGCAAAGGATGCAAGACGCAAGCCAAAAGGCAGGCGAGGCAATTGCTAGCGCGTTGGGTAATATGTCGGTACGGGATGCAATTAAAGAGGTAAGCCAAGCAATAAACGACCAGAAACAAATCACGCTAGAATATCAAAAGCAACTCCAAAGCCTTCGCGATAAAAGCGCCGCAATGTCTGCCGCCGATATCAAAGGCCAGAGAGCACTGCGCAAAGAAATGGACGCTGTAAAGGCTGCCATTGCTGGGCAAAAGTTGGGGATTGCGGATTTAGTAAACGAGAAAAAGGTACTGGATGCAGAGCTAGCCAAAGAGATAGAACTGGAGAAACAACTAGCCAAAGCCACCACGGACGCAAATAAGGCATCCAGAGAGCAAAAGACAGTAAACGGGGCAACTCGTGCAAGCCTTAACGGATTGGCTACCTCATTCAGTTCTGTATCGTCAATTATGGCTATCGTGGCAGACGATAACGAGGAACTGCGCAAGGCATTGATGGCAACCAACGCCGCCCTTAACTTTTCGGCCGCTGCTATGCAGGTGCGCGATTTGTCAAAGGAGTACGGCGGTTTGGCCAACGCTGCTAAGGATGTAGGGCAATGGATTAAAGCAAACCCTTATCTAGTAGCTGCTGCTGCGATTGCTGCTATTGGTGTGGCGATTGCAACGGCTGAAACTGAGGCGCAAAAGTTTGCAAGGATTCAGGGCGAGGTAAACAAGGAGTTAAGAGATGCAACACAGGACGCTCGTAGTTCTGCTATTGAATTGCAAACCTATCTCGATATCGTTAACGACACTACTCAAAGCGAAGAGAAAAGACAGGGCGCACTTATGGCTCTTAAAGACGCTGGGATTGCTGTCGATGACTTAAATATCAAAACAGCCGCAGGGTTAAAAACGCTAAACGATCGCGTACTAGACAGCATAAATTTAAGCATCCAAAAGGCTATAGTTGACAAAGCCGCTGCGAAGATTGCCGAGATAGAACTCAAGAGAATTGAGGATATAAACGAGGCGCAAAAGTCCCAAAATGGGTTAATGAAAACCGTGCTAGGCTCACGGATTGCAAACGCAGCCGCTGCAGGTACTGAGGTTTACATAAATCAAAACGCTGCAGCCGCAACGCAATTGTATACCAACGCAATCAAAAACGCGGGTGATCAGGTTGCACTACTTACGCCAAAAGTTAACGAGGCAAACGATTCGCAAAAGAATTACAACACCTCACTAAAGCAAGGCGCAAAAGACGCTGAGAGCCTAGATAAACAGATTGCAAAACTGCAGGCGGCTATTGACAAAACAGGCAGAACAAAGGGCAGCGGAGATAATCAATTTATCCCACTGGATCCGATCACTGAAGCCAAAACAGAAACGCAGCGAGCGCTTGACGATATTAGCGCCTCGCAGCAGAAATTTAAACAAGCTGGCCCTCTAACTTCTGAGGATATTTTTGGCGCTGACGAGATTGCACAGGATGCGCAAGTAATTGCCACAACTATCGACGCCCTGCCTCCAAAGTTTGAGGCGATGGCTGACCGCTCTAGCGAGGCGTTCCAAAAGCAAAAGGCGGCGCAATATGCTGCAGCGGTTGACACTCAGGCTTGGGCAGACAAAACAGAGATAGCGCTACAACAGGCAAACGCAGCCTTTGCTACTTTGCAAACCCAAGCGGCTGTATCTTTTGGCCAGTTCCTCGGGGATCTTGCCACAGGAGAAAAAGACGCGGGCAAAAATTTCGGTAAAAATATGCTAGGGGCAATTGCTGCCTTTATGGACGCCCTCGGTAAGGCTTTGATTGCTACGGCTGTAGCTTCTGACGCTTTCCAAAAATTAATACTTACAAATCCTGCAGGGGCAGCGGTTGCAGGTATTGCTTTGATTGCAGGGGCAGCTATCGTGCGCAACTCTTTAAAAGAGGGGCCAGACGTTACGGCCTTTGCTGACGGTGGTATTGTTTCAGGGCCTACGTTGGGACTTATGGGGGAATATCCAAACGCTCGTAGTAATCCCGAGGTTATTGCGCCGCTGGATAAATTGCAGGGGTTGCTTAACACCTCAGACGGCAGCGGATTTGTAGCAAGTACAACAATTGCAGGCCGAGATTTGGCGATTGTGTTGGAGCGTTACAATAAAGACAGCAAAAGGGGTTAATTTCGCAATATGGCACGCAAATACTACGGCTCTTTTTATTCTATCACAGGTAAACTGCACAGGGTTGAAATTTGGGACGGGCCA